CTGATTGAGGACATCGTAGAAGTACAGGCTCTGTCTTCTCTGCGACAGTTCTACACTGAAGACGCTGGCTACCAACTGGCTCTGCAAGTTGACACTGACCTGATTAACGCCGCTACTGGCTTTGGTAACGGTACTCGTACTGCTACTCCTGCCAACACTGGCGCTAACTGGGTAAACAGCAACAGCTTCTACTTCAATGCCGCTCTTGGCCTTGCTACGTATGCTGTTGACACTGTAACCTCTGGTGACAACTTTACTGACCTTGGCTTCCGTGAAGCTATCAAGCTGATGGACGATGCTGACGTACCTATGGACGGACGAGTTCTCGTAATTCCTCCTGCTGTTCGTAAGTCAATCATGGGCATTGATCGTTACGTGTCTTCTGACTTCGTTGGTGGACGTGGCGTTGAGTCAGGTCTGATTGGTAACCTGTACGGTGTAGACATCTACGTGTCTAGCAACGCTCCTGTACTGGAAGTTGCCGCTCAAAACCCAAATTCTACCGCTGATACTCGTGGTTGCTTGTTCTTCCACAAGGATGCTTTGGTAATGGCAGAGCAACTGGCTGTACGTTCTCAGACACAGTACAAGCAGGAATACCTGTCTACGCTGTTTACGTCTGACACGCTGTACGGTGTTGAAACTTACCGTCCCGAAGCAGGATTTATCCTCGCTGTTTGCGACGAGTAAGCTACTCTCTCTGGGGGTCTTCATGGCCCCCTTTTACTTAAACGTCTTGATGACAGGGCGGTTAACTAAAAGATACTACGGATAGGGAAGCCTTATGTCCAACTACACAAAGTCAACAAACTTTACTGCTAAGGACTCTTTGCCTACAGGTGACACTAACAAGGTTATCCGTGGCTCAGAGTTCGACACAGAATTTAACGCAATACAAACCGCTGTAGGAACCAAAGCAGACCTAGCTGGTCCTACGTTTACTGGTACTGCCACGTTTGACGGAATTACTGCTACAGGAACTGTAAACTTCACAGGCGGTTCGGTCACTACTAACATTGACGGTGGTACTATCGACGGTGTAACCATTGGTGGTACTACTGCTGGCGCTGGTACGTTTAGTTCTCTCACTGCTACAACAGCAGACATTAACGCAGGAACTGTAGACAACACTGTTATCGGTGGGTCTACTCCTGCGGCTGGTACATTTAGCTCTCTGACAGCTACTACAGCCAACATCGACGGCGGTAACATCGACGGTACTGTTATTGGTGCTAGTTCAACAGCGGCTATCTCAGGCACTACAGGCACGTTCTCTGGTGCTGTCACAGGCTCTAACCTAAACGTAGCTAACTGGGATACAGCTTACGGCTGGGGAGATCACGGTGTAGAAGGTTACTTGACTAGCGTTACGTTTTCTGACATTGACGCTGGTGCAATTACAACTTCTGGTGAAACCTTTGCTAACAGTGATACCCAGATTCCTACTAACGCCGCTGTGCGTAACTGGGTATTGACTACGTATCCGACTATTGTAGAACAAAACAACTTGACGTTAAACGTAACGTGGGCTACAGTTCCTGATGCGTACATTAGCGAGTCTTCTGTTACACAACACGAGGCGGCTTTGTCCATTAGCACAAGTCAGTTGGCTGGTGGTCTGTCGTTGTCTGACATCACAGATGTTACTGCTACGGCTACTGAAGTTAACTACACAGACGGTGTTACGTCAAACATCCAGACACAACTAGACTCCAAAGTAGGCGCTAACTACACAGGTGACGTAGACATCACAGGCGAACTGCTGGTTGATAGTTACAACGAGACTTTTAAAAGAGTAACAAGTGCGTCTAACGCAACAACAGTAAACTGTGAAAACGCTAATGTGTTTGAACACGTTTTAACAGAAAACACCACGTTCACCTTTAGCAATCCTCCTGCGAGTGGGACGCCTGTTGTTACTGGGTATCAATTAGGCTCTGCGGCTTACGATTCCAAAAGTTTTAGTGTGGCAAGTCAAGAAGCGGCTCCGTCAGGAATAGCCTTTAATACTAACGGAACTAAAATGTTTGTTGTTGGTTATAACGGCGATGAAGTAAATGAATATGATTTAACTACAAGTTTTGATGTAAGTACTTCTACTTATTCTCAAACATTTTCTGTATCCGCTCAAGCCACAGAACCAACAGGAATAACCTTTAATTCTGATGGTACTAAAATGTTTATTCTTGATATTAGCGGTCTTGACGTAAATGAATACGTATTAACAACTGGTTTTGACATAAGCACAGCTTCATATTCACAAAACTTTTCAGTGTCTGCTCAAGAAGCCAATCCGCAAGGAATTTCATTTAACACAGATGGAACTAAAATGTTTGTTGTTGGTTTAACTGGAGATGATGTTAATGAATATACATTAACTACAGGCTTTGATGTTTCTACAGCTTCATATTCGCAAAACTTTTCAGTAGCATCTCAAGAAACTAGTCCAACAGATGTGCAGTTTAATGCTGATGGAACTAAAATGTACATCATTGGTTTAGTTGGGGATGATGTAAATGAATATACGTTGACTACTGGTTTTGATGTTTCTACCGCTTCGTATTCACAAAACTTTTCTGTAGCATCTCAAGAAACGAACCCGTATGGGCTGGCTTTTAGTGCTGACGGAACTAAAATGTTTGTGGTTGGTTCTGGTACTACTGTTTACCAATACTCCACAAGCACATCAGTCCTCAACGATAGCACAGCCTACGCAATGTCACTCAAGGTTGTCCAAGACTCTGGAGCCTCTGGGTACACTGTAACGTGGCCTACGTCTGTTGATTGGCCTGCGGCTACAGCGCCTACCCTGACAGCTACAGCGTCTGCTGTGGATCAGTTCGTGTTCTACACATACGACGGTGGAACAACTTGGTACGGGTTTACAGCGGGGCAAGCACTAGGATGAGTGTAGGTAGGTTTTTACAACAAGGAGCCGCTGGTAACGCTGGCGGTCCTAGTGACGATGATTTCGCCAATGTTGTCCTGTTGTTAGATGGTGATGGTACTAGCGGTGACGCTAACAACACCTTTACTGACTCGTCCACCAACAGCTTTACGGTTACTGAAAATGGTTCTGTAGTACAGGGTAGCTTTCGTCCGT